AGCTATTAAATACCTTCAAACACACTAATGAATAAAAGAACCATCTATCTTTGCGGCCCTATGGAGGCCGTTTCTTTTTCGGAAGCAAATGAATGGCGCAAACGTGCTACCCATCTACTATCTGATAATTGTAATATCCTAGACCCATGCCGAAGGCTGCACACATTTGAAGCTCGTCAAATGAAAAGAATCTTTGAACTAGATTTAAGAGACATTCGTGAATGTGATATTGTACTAGTAAACCTAGACCTAATGTATGACCGACCTTCACACGGTACCGCACAAGAAATGTTCTATGCACATTATATTTTAAAGAAACCAGTAATTGCGTTTAAATCTGAAATGACTAAACTACACCCATTCATGGAAAACACAACCACAGAATGGCGTTCAACAGTAGATAAAGCTTGTGAAACAATCTTAAACGAATACCTATGATTACTAACATCTGGATCACCATTCTCTGCATTGCATCCTTAATTGTAATTGCACAATTCTTTCGTAAACCTAAAATCAATATCTAATATGCCATATATCCAAAAAGAAACCCGTGAAGGTCTTGAAATGGGCCATGATCGCCCACAAAACGCAGGTGAATTAAACTTCTTAATTACTATTATTATTAAAGATTACTTTGATGATAAAGGAGGTTACCAATCTATCAACGACATTGTAGGTGCATTAGAAGGTGCTAAACTAGAGTTCTATCGCCGTGTAGCTGCACCATATGAAGATCTTAAAATCAAAGAAAACGGAGATGTATACTGATGGCACTACCTAAATATGTTGATGACTACAAATACTCACCACCAAAGCGTGAAGGTGAAAAATATTCTGGTAACAACTACACAGATTATCAGCCTTTCAATTACCAAGAAAAGAAAGACTTCTACGACCTTATGACACCACACTGGTCTAATGAAATGGCTAAACAATATAACAAAGATGCTGAAGAATCATACTATAAAGGATTTAACGGAATGAATAACTCAGATATCAGTAAAGCTGTTAATCCAGCACACTACCAAGGTATTGTAGGTAACTACCAATACATTGAGTGTATGGAGTTTATCTTAGGTTATGAAGGTCTCAAGTCACACCTTATCGGTCAAGTATACAAATACATGATGCGTCTTGGTAAGAAAGATGCTGACCTACAAGAAGTAGGTAAAGTTGTCTGGTACTCACGATGCCTTGAAATCTTACTTCGTGACGGTACTATTATCGGTAAACTTGGAGAACTTAAATGATTAAACCCGTAGTACACTACGAAGGTAAACCTAATTTTTATAAATGGGAATGGGCAGATGACGTTACTGTAGGTTATTTACCAAAAGTTGTAGATCATCCTAAACTAGGTAATATAGGTAATGTACGTACCTCAGCAGTTATAACACCTATTGACTCAGAAGGTCGATTTGAAACACTAAACACTATCTATGAACCTTATCAAAACAGTTAAACGGTGGGTTGCCGGATCAGAAAAATACTTTGATATCTACGAATGTACTGTAGATGAAGTCGAAGCTTATACTTCTGACTCCGGTAAATCTATGGTCAAAATCAAAGTAGGCGATACCGAATACACAGGTCTCCATAACAAGTGGGTGTATGAACATCTATGCGACAATGAAGGATCAACATCCTTTGTTGTAATGTGGAGAGCACCTAAAGGTAAACCTATGGTAGCCTACGTCAAAGAAATCTGGCAAGACCATATTAATGGAGTATACAACGTTGAAGTCCCCTCCGAAACTAACGCCTACAACCCAAGCGGTGAGTCTTTTGTGTACCTTTGGGTATGTAAAGACACAGACAGAAAATATGTCGGAAAGCACAAAGGAACAGCTGATGATGGGTATGTCGCAAGCAGTGAAACATTCCTTGCAGAATACAATGAGTGTCCTTCGAGATTCATCCGAACAATCTTAGCCTATGGTAGTGATCAAGAAATGCTTGAATTAGAAACAATCCTGTTGCTACAACTTAAAACCCGTATGAGTCCTCTGTACTACAACCTAAGTAACAACCTAAACAAGGATAACTAATGGATTACAAATTCAATACGAAACTAGGTACTCAAAACTTTACGATAGGTATCGATGTAAAGAGTAAATATGGTTACTTCGAACACGATACTCTAGGAGATAACTGTGGTGGTGGTTTATGGTTTGATAAAGACCTTATGCTTGAAGACTATGATGGTGTATTCGAGTTACCTTCTGAGGTAAAGAATATTCTTGTAATGTTTAATATGTGTGATAAGGATTTCTGATGAAACCAATGTTACTACCCCGTGAAAGCCCTGATTTAAACTCATTAACATATCCTATCTACGTAACACCTAAGCTAGATGGTATTCGTTGTTTGTTTAAAGATGGTGTAGCTTTATCACGTACCCTTAAACCTATACCTAATAAATCTATTCAATTATGGGCTAAGAAGTACTCTAACAAACTAAATGGTATGGATGGTGAACTTATTGTAGGATTATCTACCTCACCTACAGTATACAGAGACACCAACTCTTTTGTTATGTCCCATGATAAAGAAGGTGAATTTTACTTCTATCACTTTGACTGGTGGAATGAACCTTTTCACTATGAACAACGGGTAGAAGGATATATCCGAGACTTACCAAGCAACTATCGTAAAGTAATGCACATGAAAGCTACTGATGCTGCTCATGTACTTCAACTTGAAGAACAATGCCTGGAAAAAGGTTATGAAGGTGTTATCTTACGTAACCCACAAGGTATGTACAAGTACGGTCGTTGTACCATGAAAGAAGCTAATGCTTTCAAGCTCAAAAGGTTTGAAGATGATGAGGCTGTTATTATTGGTTGGGAAGAGGAGATGCACAATGGAAACGATGCAGAAACTAATGAACTCGGTAGAACTCAAAGAAGTACTTCTAAAGCTGGATTACTGGGGAAAGGAACTCTCGGTGCATTCATCTGCAAGACCCGTAACGGAGTCGAGTTTAAAATTGGTAGTGGATTCGATGCAAATGATAGGGATACTTTCTGGAAAACTAAATCGGATTTGCTTGGCTACATTATCAAGTACAAACACTTCCCTATCGGAGTGAAAGATAAACCACGGCATCCTATCTTTCTGGGGTTCCGTAATGAAATGGATATGTAAGTAGTCGGTACCTAATACACAATAACCTAAGGAAATGTATGCAACAGTATGCAGTGACAGTAGTATTCTATATCAACGCCAGGGATACAGATGAAGCAGAAATGACTGTAGCGGTAGCCATTCAAGACTATATCTTGAATGAAAACTTAAATGAATCATGGTCTATTGTAGACACAACTGAGGTAAAATTCTGATGGATAAATACACATTATACACAACAGCCGAAGAATGTGCTGAAGTATCACAGAACATTATGAAAGTGCTACGGTTTGGCTTAGATACTGTAAGCCCTGTAGATAATATCAGTAACAAACACAAGCTAGCCGAAGAAGTAGGTCAGTTACAGTACTGCTTACACCGTATGGCTCGTGAGCTAGACCTTGATAAAGTAACTATTCAAGACTGCTATGACGCTAAGATGACTACATGGACTAAATGGAAGGCTTACTATGATCGTTGAACTAAAAGAAGGTACAGTAGATGTAACCGTTATCTTTGAGAAACCAAAGAGCGACTACCTAAAAGAACAGCTAGACTATATTCTGGATACCATATCCGAGTTAGAAGCTGACTATGACTTTGCAATGGAAGCACATGAAAACACAAAGTGATTGGGATAAATTTTATTTAAACATCTGCTCACTGATTGCACAACAATCATACGCAGAAGACCGTAAGGTGGGTGCTATCATTGTTAAGGATGATAACATTATTGCCTTCTCCTACAACGGTACAGCAAGAGGAACTGATAATGATACTCAAACAAACCCAGTATTACATGCGGAAGCTCATGCTATTGCTAAAGTTGCTCGCTCTAACCTGTCTACCTCGGGTGCTACTCTCTATTGTACTTTATCCCCTTGTATTGATTGCTCTAAGCTTATATACGCTAGCGGTATTGTTCGTGTGGTGTATCAATCCGAGTACAAGTGTCTTAAAGGAATTAAATACCTTGAACAAGTTAATGTAGTAGTTAACAGAACAGATACGCATAACATTTTATTTACAACAGAACAACTAAGAAACACAGGACTACTATGAGTGGAGATTATGTATTACTAATTGCCGGAGCTTTTATCTGGATTGGTTGGCTTAACTGGAAATTAACTAATGAAGTTGAAGAACTACATGAACAATTTCAAGTACAAGGTGAGTTGATTGGTAAGATGGCTGAAGAACTTAACAAATTAGGTTCACCTAATGTAAAGAAAGAAGAAGCCCCTATGTACAATATTAAATATGAATAAATATAAAAACATTAACGTAACTGTTTCAACTATACATGACTGTCAAAAGGATATTAAGAAAATTTTCTTTGATATTCTTGATGACTATACAAAAAGATTTAATGTAAAGGTTACAGATAAAAAAGTAAATGTTTTTATTTGCTTGGTAGAGTATGCAGAAGAAACTACCTCACAAGGTCTTACTGTTTTTAATGAAGAAAGCAATCGTATTCTAATTCAAACAAGAGACCCTTATCTCAGCAACTGGGAAGACAACACATATACACTTGCAAAGTTCTCTGATATACTCTGTCATGAATTTG